TGCGTTATTAGACTGTATTTCCATTTCAGAGGAGTTTATCTCTGCGAATGTCAATCTCAAATTCCACCTAATTTAATTTCGCTTTATGCGTTATTAGACTGTATTTCCATTTCAGAGGAGTTTATCTCTGCGAATGCCAATATCAAATCTCACGTAATTTTTAACTTTTATCAGATTATTAGTATATTACATCAATTTCTTAGTTGCAAGGAGGCAACTGTATAATAGTTTTTGTTGTATATGTATTAAATCTTTCTAATACAAATTCAACATTGACTCGATCATTTATTTGATCACTTGAGTAGCAAATGGAGTTTGCTTTGTGTGTAGACAACAACAAAATTTTAAATGTGATAAACTTTCACATTTATGGAGACCGTTAGGCACGGCGAGTGGGTAGAGCTCGTTGGTTAATCTCAACCAAATCACGCTATTTATGTTTTTCGCCCGTAACATAATATATTCTTACTGAAAAATCTTTTGATTTTGAGGGTAATGTAAGAAAGAATGCACTTCTTAATAATGGTAATTTTTTACCTCCCAATTTCGGTTATGGGGTACCGGACCATCAACTCTTATAAACGCAAGTTTCAGATGGTTTCACTGAGTGGTAAAGCGCTCAGTCAGCTGGTTAGCAGCACATTTAAAATAATTATATATCACTATGAAAACTTTTAAAAATCAAAATTTATCTTTATTTATTCAAAATGAGAACATTAACAGTGAAACAACACTTAAAAATAGACCCAGTTATTTTCTAGCTCAAGCTGGAAATGAACATTCTCAAGGAGGAGATGTTCAATCAAATCATACACCTTTTACATTTAAAGGAAAATTATTAGCAGGAGGTGATTCCTGGTTATTAGATGCAAGCAAAATGGTTGATCATATTAAGGAATTAGGTAAATATTCTGACACATTTGATTTTGAAAAATATAAGCCTAATATTAAATATTTATGCAACGTTTTTCGAACAATCTTTGCTTTATCTAAAATGGATTCAACTCAAGATAGATTAATCTTTATAGGATTAGATCTTTCTTCGCATGCCTTGGCACAAGGATCAACAACTGATTTATTTAATTCTGTGATCGGAATGGACAATCCTTTTAGCACTCTTAGTTCTTTATTGAATGGAGATTTTGTCCAAATTGGGTCTGAAATATTAAATAAGTTATACACTCTTGTAGATTTTATTTTCATTTTACCTATGTTAGATTACACGTCTTGGACAGTGGTGCCAAATCAATTACTAGCTAGATGGCGTAATTTAGATTTAACAGCACCTAAGAATCCTTTAGATTTTCTATACATTGTTACAAAAAATTTTGTACACTATTGTGAAATGGGATGGGAAGTATTAATCAATAGAGAAGTTGATATTTCTCACTTGTCTTATGGATATCAGATTAAATCACATATTGCTAAGATTAAAAATATGATGAAAAATTATAGAGAAATAGACACTGCTTTAGTGATACAAATGCATGATGAATGGTATGCATTTCGTGATTCATGTGATGTTATGTTAAAATCTGATCCTTACTTAAGAATCACAGATACACGCGTTGATACCATGTATAATTATGCTAGGAAAGTCATGAATACGTCCGGTGGTCGGACTATGCCTTTTGGTGTATTTATAAATGGTGATCCTGGCGTGGGTAAGAGCTATATTGCAGATTTAATTATAGCTAAATTACATCATTCTTTTAATAAACTAAAACCGGTAGAAGAGCGAATACCTTATTCTAAAAATTTAGTTTGCACTAGAGGTGAGGAAAAGTTTTGGTCAAATTTAACTTTAGGGAAACAATATATTAAAATAGATGATTTTAATAAGATACATAGTACTACGGCTACACCTGATCCCACTATAATGGATTTACTACAAATCCAAAATACTACAGTTGTAGCTAGTCAACAAGCAGCAGTAGAAGATAAAGGCGAAATTACGTTTAATAATAAAGCTACGGTTGTAACTAGCAATAATGCTCTTAACGGAGTTGACAAAGTATATAAATGTTTATCAGCTATAGTTCGTAGATTTCACATAGTTATTGAACTAACAGCACGTGAAGTAGATTCAGTTACATTACAACACTCACCCATATTTGCAGATAGACCTGACTTAGGTTTAGAAAAAGTGTGGATTGAAGTTGTTCAATTTTCCACTGATGCAGGTTGTAGAGGTAACATCAAACATTTTGACACCAAAAAATACTGCATCAAGGATTTCTTTGATGTTTTAGACATTTCTCTAGAAGAGTATCACGCAACAGCAAATGATCATTTAAATATGAATTTAGCTTTAGAAAAAGTAGACATTGATTTTGATAAATGGTCTGTGGCGGATGCTCAAGGAGGAATGACAGTGTCTGTTGTAGTCAGTATTTTAATTATGTTTTATAGTGCTTGGATATGGCTTAAATCGCGCATGAACATATATAAAATGTTGCATAAAATGTTATATTGGTGTCCATGGTTATTAGCATGGTTACTTAAATTATATATGTCAACACAAAACCTAGATTCTAAATTAAATATGATATCATATCATTGTGGACTTGAATTAACAAAACATAAACCACAAGTCTTGATTGAATGGCTACCAGTTGCCACTGCAGCTTTAGCTACGTTTGCTATCATGAGACGCATGATGGCTACAACGATAGAAATTGCTGAAGTGCAAGGAGAGGAAGATATAATGTTACCACAAGAATCATTTGTCATTCCCTCATTAAGATCCATTTCCAATCCACGCGTTAATAATGGACAATATAATTTAACAGCAGATAAAATGAAATCTAATTTGATTAAGTTTGCTATTATTAAACCTGAAAAGAATACAAAAGCAGTTGGGACCATGTTATGTATTGATGGTTTCACATGTATCTTGCCTTCACACTATTTTCCTGCATCTAAAGCTTCATTTATACTTAGATGGAGCAGAGTTCAAAGTGTTGCTAATGATACTAGTATTTCTGATTGCGGGCAAATGATTTTAACACATGAACAAATTAAGAAACATCCAACTTATGATATTTGTGCATTTGAATTGAGGGGTGCATCACCACTTAAATCCATGGAAACAAATTTTCCTATAAAAACAGCTAGTGAAGTAGCTGCACTCATAGTTAATAGAGATGCAACTATGTATTCTTATAATAAAGATACTAAACATCAAGAAACACTGTACGGTACAACCCCACTTAAAAATGTAGATGGACTTCAATATTTGTGCCCAGATGGTAATGTCATTAAAAATCCACATATGTTAAAACATTCATTTCCTTCATATAATGGCAGATGTGGAAGCATTATTATGATTGAAGAAACTATTGTAGGAATGCATTTAGCAGGATCTGCCACTGATCAAACTTTTGGTTTTATGATGCCATTAGGTATAGATATTTTTGAATATTTTCACACTAAAACTGTGACGCAAGGAGATCCATATTATGAATTGGATTTTGCACATCAGTTTACTGTTGGTGCTCTTAGTCACAAATCTAGATTAAATTATGTTTGTGGAGTAGGGAGACCGGATGGTTCTTTTATTTATAGACCTTTGTCTTCACAAAAGAGTAAAATCAAATCATTACCTGCTCGTGCATATATTGAAGATATTACTGGATATAAGTTTACCAAGCCAATATTTGGTCGTGTAGAAGGGGATTGGAAAACTGATCCAATTAGGAATAATATTATTAAATTAGTTGCTCCAAAACCTATAATACCTGTTAAACTGTATAAACAAGCAGCTGCATTATATTTGAATGGATTGAAGAAATTGGTAAGGCAAACTGAGCCATTATCTCTTAAAGAGTCAATCAATGGAATAGATGGAGATGTGATTGTCAATTCTTTGAATTTTAATAGTAGTTGTGGCTATCCATATTATAAACCAAAACGTGAAGTATTTGTCATTGTTAATCCAGATGCTGATCCAAGTAATTACGAATGGGCAATGCCCGAAGGAATTACTGAACAGTATAATGTAATAATGACAGCTTATCGGGCTGGTAGAACTGTAAGACCTTTAATGAAAGGCACTCTTAAAGATGAAGCCACAGTCATACGGAAAGTAAATGAAGGTAAATTAAGATTATTTACTTGCGCACCAGCAGCTTGGTCTATAGTAGTTAGACGCTATTATTTACCTATAGTTAAATTGCTCAGAGGAACAGATGAATCTGAAATGGCTATTGGTGTTAACCACATGTCAAGTAGATGGAAAGATTTTTATACACGACTTACAAAATTTGGATTAAATTCAATAATTGGTGGAGATTATAAAAGTTTTGATAAGAATATCCCAGCTGAGTTAATTTTAGAGGCATGTGATGTTTTCATAAATATGGCGAAGAAATGCGGTTATTCAGAAGAAGATTTAACTATTATGAGATCTATAGCTGCAGATATTGCATTTCCAACTATATTCACTAACAATGATATTTGCCAATATACTGGGTCCAATCCTTCTGGAAATCCACTCACAACGGATCTCAATTGTATAGTTAATTCTATATATATAAGATGCGCATGGATTCAACACTGTAATGGACAAATGTCTTTTGATGATAATGTTGAATTGCTCACTTACGGTGATGACAATATAATGGGCTCGCGAGATCCAACTTTCAATTGTTTTACAGTCCAGAAACATTTATCTGAATGGGGTGTTATTTATACACCACCAGATAAAACAGAACACTTTACTAAACCATTTTTCAATATTGGAGAGATTGAATTTTTAAAGCGTGGCTTTAAAGTATTGGATTGGAAAGAGTTCGGCCTCGATAGGTCACCTCTTGTAGTTGCCCCCATAGATTTAAAATCTGTTTATAAATCTTTAATGTGGACATCTACCGATGACTTTGATCTAACTGGTCATAGTTTAATCATGCTACAGAGTGCTGTCCGTGAACTAGCACTCCATGATGTAGAAACTTGGGATCTTCATTTGCCCCGATTTGCAAACATTTTTAAAATATGTTGCACTGCAAATAGGCAATTCCCTAATTACACGCAATCACAAGTTCTTCAGAGCTTGTTTGTAGAAGAAGAATCTGATGACTTTGCTCGTTGCCTGACTAGCACTAGCAATTTTAATAACATAGTTACTAAAAATATTAACAAGGACCATGCCGACAACCATGTGAACGTAAACTTAGATTGCGAAACTTCTAAGGGCGTGTGTAAGCCAATTACACCTATATCACATTCACCGACTGAATGTGATATCGAAACTAAGTCGGAATCCCCTTTATATTATGCACAAGGCGATGAACTAGAGCCAAATTCTGGTGCAAAAACAACTGATACTCAAGGTATTATTGAATTTGTAGATGCTGGACCAGTTGACAACATCACCACTGATAATATATATAGATCTAGTAGACTTTTAGGGCATGAAACTGCAAGTCTTGAAAATTATTTGAAGAGACCTGTGATTATAAACACTACCACATGGGTGGATGGTGCTGGCATAACTTTGAATTTAGATCCATATGCACTATATTTAGCAAATGCTAATATAGCTAATAAAATAGCTAGTTATAGATTATTGAGGGGAACTATTTGTGTTAGATTTCAAATTAACGCTACAAATTTTCATTATGGGTGTTTGCAAATGGCTTGGGATCCAATGCCAGATATGCGAGTACGTGATTTGTCAGACGATATTTATTCTTATAGTCAACGTCCAATTGTTGGAATATTAAATCCAGCGGATAGTAAAACTATTGAATTTGAAATACCATTTGTTTATCCATTTAATTATATTGAATTAGATGGATACCCAGTTTCCAACAGTAGAGTTGGTTATATGCGTGTTCGTACCTTTGCGAATCTCGCAACTGCTAACGGAACTCCGAGTAATGCCACGCTTATCACACAAGCGTACTTTAAAGATTTTGAATTATGCATCCCAACAGCCCAATCTGGTGAAGAACCATACAATTCGCAGGATGATGAAACATTCGTGGCGCAACATAAAGATGCGAACTCGCAAGGGGGCGAAGAAAGCTTGGATGCGCCTAAAGAAGAAATTGAAACAGGTGAAAATCCTGAAGATAGTAGCTCTTATATTATTGAAAATATTTCTTCTGCCGGAGCATCTTTTCTTGGACATTTTTCTAGAATTCCTTTAATTGGACCTTTTGCCACTGCAGGATCTGTATTTCTACATAAAGCTGCTAAAACTGCTCACATATGGGGTTTCTCTAGAGCAACGCAAAATTTGGCTCCAAATTTTGTTCGGCCTATTACGAATTCTGTTCTTGCACACACTAAAGGAATGGATACTTCAACACTTTTGTCTTTAGACCCAGCTCAGGAAGCAGTATTAGGAGCCGGTATGTTTGCACCTGATGCATTAGATCAAATGACTTTTGATACTATTGCACGCAGATGGTCTGCATTTACTACAGTGTCGTGGACACCTGCACAAGCTGCATATACCACATTACAAGAATTTGCTGTGTACCCGGGAATAGTTGGTGTTACAGGTGTTGATATCAGACCGACTGCGATGGCTTATGCTGCATTTCCATTTCAATATTGGAGAGGTGGTATTGAATACAAAATAGTCGTGGTGAAATCTAACTACCATAGTGGTAGATTAGCAATCCAGTTTGATCCAATTTCTGGCGGACTTACACCAGCCCAACAATCCGAAGTGTATACTCATATTGTAGATATCACAGAAGGTTCGGAAACTATTTTTAGAGTAAATTGGGCTCAAAATAAGTCATATAAAGAGATGTCACTTGGATTTAATGTAGAAGCATATGGACCCACTATAATATATAATACTAATGCATATAATGGTGCAATTCGGTTATCTGTTATGAATGAATTAGTTTCACCAGATGGAATATCTGGTGTTGAATTAATAATATACGCACGTGCAGCT